CTGTACCAGTACATATAAGTAATAGATTATCGACAGAACAACTACCCAATATATTAAAATCTAGTCAGGCAAAAGTAGTTATCTGTGATATTAATATAAAAACATTATCTGAGGTATTTGCAAATCAACTCTGTTTAGGTAAAAGCGATATAATGAAAGACAATCAAACGCATAATGAATATTATGATTTTGCCGATGATGAAATTTGTTTCTGGGTACTAACGTCTGGCACAGGTGGTGCACAAAAAGTCATTGCACATAGACACGCCTCTATAAAACTTACTATAGATAAGATATCAAAGGCATATAAAATAGATAGCACCAGCATATTATATTCAATACCTAAATTAAGTTTTATGTTTGGATTCTTTGATATGATGGCCGCACTAGCACAAAATGCCATTGAACATATATCTAATCAAATACCAAATCCGGTAGCCATCCGCACAAGAGTGCGTGAATGCACAGCTACTCATTTATTCAGTGTACCTAGTATTTTAGCTATGATAGCAAGATCAACAAATGACCCATCTGATGATTTGGCCTCTATTAAGATGTTATTGTGTGGTGGCGAATCGTTGCCGATTGCTGTCGCTACTGATTTTAAATCAAAATTCGGAGTTGATATATTAGATGGACACGGCATGTCGGAGGTGCAACATATGGTTATATCGCAAACTCCTGATGATATAATGATGGGTACTATCGGTCGCCCTCTCGAAGGAGTTAAAATAGAAATCCGCAGACCTGAAGGTACACTATGCGACGTAGGCGAAGTGGGTGAATTATATATTAATGACCCAAGTATTGCATTATGTTATATCAATGACTGGGGATTAACTAAAGATACTTTTGTTGGGCGTTGGCTAAAAACTAATGATCTTGCTTATATCAGATCAGATGGTTATTATGTTTTTAGCGCACGTTCCGGGGACATAGTAAAAATTAACGGTGAAAAAGTATCTTTAGTCGAAGTTGAGAATGTATTGCTAAAACATACTCAAGTCGAAGATTGTGTTATGCTTAAATCATCTGATAAAGAAGGATTTACAAAATTAACAGCTCAAATTGTTCCAAAAAAAGATACTGATATATCTGCCGGAGCAATAAGAAAATATCTTAGAGAGAATTTAGAATCATATAAAATTCCTAAGTATATTGAGTTTGTTTCTTCTATTAATAAAACAGTTACCGCTAAGAAGATACGGGTAAAAGTATAATGAATATTAATTGGAGCACAGATCATACCAAAGACAAATTGCCTTTTTCTTATGAAATAGTAGAAGTTATTGATAGCAAAAAGGTTAATATTAAAATTCATTTAACCGACAAATGTATTAATCATTTTGGTATTCTACACGGTGGTATGCATGCGTTGATTATAGATGAAATTGGTATGACTACATTCCAAAAGATATTATATCCAAATGACAATTATCTAACATCTAAACTGACAGTTGACTATATTAAACCGTCGAGAAATTTAGAATTATTGGGTGAGGTCGAACTGACAGAACTGACAGATACAGTGGGCAAAATAACAGTAACTCTAACAAGTACAAATGGAACCATTAGGAGTAAGGGTACTTTGGAATTTCAAGTTAGACAAAAATTTAAAATGGTTGACAACGATAAACTATAGTGTTATGCTTGTAGTTAACTCGATAAATACTTAACTATGAAGAAAGCATGGCTATACATAACAACTAATCTGATCAACGGTAAAAAATATATCGGACAGACTACAAGCACACGATCTAACTATGTTGGATCGGGCAATGCTATTATGGCCGCTATTAAAAAATATGGCAGAGAAAACTTTGTTCGTACAAACATATTTGAGGGTGAATGGGAATTAGTGGATTTGCTTGAATATGAGTTCATTGAAAAATACGATGCGGTTAATTCGTTATTGTATTACAATCAAAAACCTGGTGGACACACAGGCACACAGCGACATATCTAGAAAGATAATGAGTGAGAAAGCGACTGGTAGAAAAGCATCGGAAGAGTCAAAGCAACAACGCTCAACAAGAATGAAAGGTACAGGTAATCATTTTTTCAATAAAGCACATACAGAAGATAGTATTAACAAGATTAAAGAAAAACGAGCACAACAAGTAATCACCGAAGAATCTAATAAAAAACGATCAGAAAAAATTAAAAGTTTACCTAAATTTCAATGTACTAATTGTGGCGGATGGTATTTCAACAGAAATCTTATTCAATATCATAATGAAAAATGTAAAAAAGCAAGGATAATTCAATGATATTTGCTATAATAATTTTATTAACCGCACTTCTGTTATCAAGTGTGGCTGCAGTTTATTCTGTTACAGGATTAATTGCTATATTCCCGGGATCAGTATGGGCCATTATTATTATGGGTGGCACACTCGAAGTTTCAAAAATTGCCGCAACTGTTTGGTTGCACAAATATTGGCATAGAGCCACGATACAGTTCAAACTTTATCTAGTACCAGCTATTGTAGTATTAATGATTATAACTTCGATGGGTATTTTTGGATATTTGTCGGCTTCTCATGTATCACAATCGGCATCAGTTACTGATATCACAGCACAAGTACAAATATTTGACGAAAAAATAACAACTGAACGTGCTAACATCGATGCAAACAAAAAAGCATTAACTCAAATGGATGCGCAAGTAGATCAATTACTTGGTCGTACAACTGATGACAAAGGTGCAACTAAAGCCGCACAATTACGTAAGAGTCAATCAAAAGAACGCAAGGCATTACAAGATGATATTGCTAGATCACAAAAGAACATTGTAGCTATACAAGCAGAACGTACTCCGATTGCATCACAAGCACGTAAGGCAACTGCCGATGTTGGACCAGTTTTATACATAGCGGCACTTATCTACGGCGACAATCCAGATGCTAACTTACTTGAACGTGCTGTACGTTGGGTAATTATATTGCTAGTGTTTGTATTTGACCCACTTGCTATTGTATTAATACTTGCCGCAGACCAAACGTTTATATGGATAAAAGAAGATAAGCAAAAGAAGAAAGATGACGAGCCTGCATACGAAGCAGATGATAGTCCGTTAACTGATGAACAGATAGAAACTATTAAAGAAGCATCTGGAGTCGAACAAGACCAAACTATGGGCCAAACATTGTTTGATACAGAAGAAGAGTTTTTCGCTCGCGGCAGAGAAATAGCAAAAGAATTAGACACACAATCATATATGGATAAGCCGTGGACGTGGATGAAAAATTCAGAAGGTCCAATTGGATTAGTTCCACAACAAGAAGAAATAACTACTGCCGACATCTCACCAGACGAACTATATGATTATATAGACGAAGGACGTAAAGAAGATCCAGAAACAGATAGTGCTAAACAAGACTTAGATAATGCTATTGGTTTAATTGCAGAAATGCAGACTAAATTAGATACATTGCAAGCAGAACATGATGCAAAACACGCAGAGCTCGAGCAGATTAAATCTGTTGATCCAGTTATGCTTAAAGATCATTTAGGCAATCCAATAACATTATACTATCCACCAGCCCAACAGGTTACTGCACCAGATTTATCTATTAATGCTGAATTAACTGGTAATAGTGTTAATGCAGGGTTTGGTATAGCGTTTCCAAAAACTCCAGTTAAAGGTGATTTATACTTAAGAGTTGATTACTTACCGAGCAAACTATACAAGTGGAATGACATTAAATGGATTGATGTAGATAAAGCTACCGATATATATTCGTATGATAAAGAATACATTAAACACCTAGTAACTAAATTAGCATCGGGCGAATATGATCCCGAAGAGCTTACACTATCGGAACAAGAACAAATTCAAAAGTATGTAGATGACAGCAAACAAACTTAATTTAACCACTCGTAATAACACTTATAAATACTCAACAAGGAAGATTGTAATCAATGGCAAATCATGAATCAATGGTAAAAGGCACTACAGTTTACGTTAAGAACGATAACGTAGAACAAGCAATGCGTAAGTTTAAAAAGAACATACAGGACAGTGGTCTAATCTTAGATCTACGTGCTCGTGAATCTTACGAAAAGCCAACACTTAAACGCAAACGTAAAGCGGCAGCGGCAAAACAACGTTGGAAAAAGAAATTATCTAGCCAAATGCTTCCAGCAAAACTTTATTAAGAATTAGTTGTCAAAATACTTGACAAATAATGTAATACCCTGTAGTATATAATAAATAGTAACGTAGATGCCTGATTAGGGTCTACGGCTATTACTTGCTTTTTAAAAGGAGAAATATATGAGCAAAAATATCGTTCTAGGAATCGACCTCGGAACTACAAATAGTTGCGTCGCAATTTATGAAAATAACAAACCCCGTATAATTGAAAATAATGAAGGCGCACGTACTACACCATCAATCGTTGCTTATGGCGATGAGATTATTGTTGGCGCAAGTGCTAAACGTCAGTCAGTTACCAATCCAAAGAACACAATTTACGCAAGCAAACGACTTATTGGTCGCAAGTTTGACGAAGAAGCAGTACAAAAAGACATTGGCTTAATGCCATACAGTATCGTTAAGAACGTTAACGGTGATGCATGGGTAGAAGTTAACGGAGAGAAATTAGCACCTCCACAAATCTCAGCAGAAGTATTGCGCAAAATGAAATCAACCGCAGAAGACTATTTGGGTTATGCAGTAACGCAAGCAGTTATTACAGTACCAGCTTACTTCAATGATGCACAACGTCAAGCAACTAAAGATGCAGGTCGTATTGCAGGCTTAGAAGTATTGCGTATTATTAACGAACCAACTGCAGCGGCATTAGCATTTGGTTGTGATAAAGGTGATAAAAAAGATCGCAAGATTGCTGTATATGACTTAGGTGGTGGTACATTTGACATTAGTATTATTGAAATTAGTGATGTAGATGGAGAGAAACAGTTTGAAGTACTTTCAACTAATGGCGATACATTCTTAGGTGGTGAAGACTTTGACCAACGTGTAATGGAATACTTAATCAGCGAGTTTAAGAAAGACTCTGGTATTGATATTACTAAAGATATACTTGCACTACAACGCTTAAAAGAAGCCGCAGAGAAAGCAAAGATTGAGTTATCAAGCTCAACGCAAACAGAAGTAAATCTTCCATACATTACTGCTGACGCAACTGGTCCTAAGCATTTAGTTGTAAAACTTACCCGTGCTAAGTTCGAGAGTTTAGTTGAAGAACTAATTAAACGTTCAATTGATCCATGTAAGATTGCAGTTAAAGATTCTGGCATTAAAGTTAGCGACATTGATGATGTTATTCTTGTTGGCGGGCAAACACGTATGCCTAAAGTACAAGAAGCTGTTGAAGCATTCTTTGGCAAAGCACCACGCAAAGACGTTAACCCAGATGAAGCAGTTGCAGTGGGTGCGGCAATTCAGGGTGCAGTGCTAGGTGGTGACAAAACAGACGTATTATTGCTTGATGTAACACCATTATCACTGGGAATTGAAACAATGGGTGGTATTATGACTAAGTTAATTAAGAAAAATACAACTATCCCAACTAAAGCAAGCCAAACATTCTCTACAGCAGAGGATAATCAACCAGCTGTTACTGTTATGGTAGCACAAGGTGAGCGTGAATTTGTTAAAGACAACAAAGTACTTG